ATAACGGATGTAAGTGCTCTCATCCTTGGCACCGATATAGGCATCACCATACACATTGATATAGGCGTGTCCGGTGGACTTGTCAAAGCCCAGCCCGATGACTTCTTTCCCGGCAAGAGAGAAAGAGTTGATACCTTGATAGAAAATAATGGAAGGCGAAGCTTCATTAACAGACGAAAGGATTATAGCTGCCTGACGAGTGATATCCGTCAAGTGTCCCAAACCAATAATATCATCACCGGCAACCGGGATATCACTGTCCTTGTCGGCATTGGTTTTGCTCAAGTCAATATAGTCAGCTCCTACTCCTGTCACCTCGCGCCAGTAGTAGCGGTTGGATACATTATGAGATGTTCCTTCTTTAATGTTAAATTCTTGGGCTAATGCTAATGTACCGACTGTAAATTCGTTATTGATTGTCACTCCATCGACTTCCGACAAAAAGAAACAGCGGTAGCTCTCATCAAGTTCCTCCACCCTGACACACTTCATTCCGGCCGGAGATATGATCTGCTCACCACCAACATGCGTTTTCTTTTTCACTTCAAGTTCATCAAAGACAGCCTTAATCTTCACATAAAGCCGGTCAACAACGGCTTGAGAGGTACCATCTTCCAGTACAGTAATTCCACTACCGTTCTTACCAACCAAAAAACCTTTCAGGAACGTGATCAGCTCATTGGCGATATCTTCTTTATCTTTACGAAGAAAATATTTTTCAAAATCAGTTATATCAGCACCTGCATCAATCATGGCCAACAACAAAGAACCGACACGCAATGCCGTATTCGCTCCGGCATTACGTTCATCCCTTATCTGCTCCGCCAGTTTCTTTAATGTGTCTTTAATATCCGCCATTTACTTTTTTATTCCAAAGTAACAACAAAGCCAAAAGCCGTAAAAAGACATCATTTCTTTTGATGATGCCCCCATAAATGCGAACGCATGGAGGTACTGCGCTTGTGATTCGCCTCTTCAATCTTCTCCGCAAGCAGACCACAGAACTCCTCACCATACATGTATGCCATCTGCTCTTTCAAGACCATGACCGAAGCAAAATAGGCACGTGAGAACCATTCACGGGGTTTGCGAGGTTCACCTGAGGTAATCTTGCCGGATTTTTGTCTGTGCACATAATTCTTGCCTCTCAAATCCGGATTCAAAAACTTCAAATCGCCCTTGTTATGCCCTCTATGCCCGTCATTATACAACTGGCCGTCGATCTCATACCCCCGCCCCGTACCACAATCCTGATAAATGCCATATTCCATAAACTTATGCTGGATCACCGTCAGCTCACTGCTGCCCATTGTCACATTCTCCGTAATATCATTGTGCAGTAACACCGTATCAACCACGTGCAGTCTCATGATCTTCTCCCTCCAGATAGTGACCATCATCTCGGCCCACGCCTTCTTATACTTTGCCCGCTCTTCAGCCGTGGACTTCGGCCTGTTCTCATTCCTCCCACTCATCACTGTCATAAATTAGAGATACCGGTTCGGAAACATCAATCATAAAATACAGACCTGTGCATCCGGAAATAAAGTATTCACCCAGCTCACGTGAATACACATTATCCGTATTCAGGTACACCAGTTCGTTATCCAGATTCTCACGGTCAACCAACATTCTGCTGTGCACCTGGCGGAACAGCTGCCGGCACACCTCCAGTGCCGCTTGGCGTTCCGCCATATCACTGATACGGTACCGCATCATGAGAAACACGGTGAAAGTACGCTTTTTAAAATATCCTCCGGAACGCTTCTCGGTCACTCCGTCATTCGTATCATCTACCGCGAAAAAAGCGGATTCGCGCCGAAGGTTCTGAAGAACCTCTTCAAGCGAGTTTATGCCGGAACAGACACACGGATAAAAAGCGTGAGTCTTGGCCAATTTGTTTTTTCTGCACATTCCTTTAAAATAGGACAGCGCATCGAATAAATTATTTGCATCCATATCTCTGTTGTAACTCCTGTGCCTCGCGGGCCTTCTCATTCAGTTCGGTCAACGCTCGCCAACAATCCATCTGCAATACTTCTCTCTCCTTTGTGATATCCCCGCCTGTCAATGCCCGAATCTCCGCATTGACGAGTTCAAGCATATTAAAGGCTTCACCCTCCAGTTGTTCCGGAGGACGGAACAGATAGGGAAAGCATTTTGTAAAATGATTCTTAACCGATGCAATCCACAAAAACACGGACAGCAGTTCTTCTTCCGAAGGATTGAACCGGCGGGGATGCCGCCCTTTGCGATCCACGTACAACAAAATTGCCATGGAACGCAGAAGAGCGTTATCGCGCGTGTGTAAAAAGCCCTGATAATAATTCTCAATACTGACATACTCCTTAAACGGAACATCATGCAACCGGGCATCCACCGACCGGAACCTGCCGATCCGCCACAGGCAGAAAGGCATATCACCCGGACGCTCGATAAAGTCCAGCGTGTGCAGGAAACACTGTACCTGCCACGAATGAACAAAGAACCGAACCTTTTTCCATCCGTTACGAACAGAACAAATCCACCCGTCCTCCTGTCTGCGCAATACAGTGATCCCCAGCAGCCGGACAAAGATGTATGTCTTTGCCGTGACCGGATCAAAACGGGTCATAATATAACACACATAGCGCAACTGCCATTGCTCCAGCTTGTGCCATGCATCCGGCAGATGGAAGTTGATCAACCTATCCCCAAAAGTAGCAGGTATCTTCTTTTTCATTTTTATAGTATTCAAAATGTTTTACCTTATACGCATCGCTATCCTTATACGCCGGAAAATCGTCCGGACACCCCTCCAGCAAGTTAACCACATTCGCCAGTTCCACACGGAATGCCGGCAACTGCTTGTTGATCCAAAACCCTATCGCCCTACGGAGCGCACAAACCAACGGTATCTCGGCTTCAGCCAGTGACTTATGCCGGATTTGTTCAAGCAAATGATCAAACAAAACTGCGGATATCTCGCGCCGGATATATTCTTCAGCCTCGCTGATTTGCGGACGAAGTTCGAGCAGATCAGTACGGATAGCTGCCGGTCGGCCTGCAAAATCACGCACATGGGCACCGGTATAGTAAAGGGAACTGATCACCAACCGGGCACAAACTGAGGAAGACCAAGCGTCATCACCAGTCATGCCCTCAATAATACAGTCCAGCGCATAATCCGCCTCACGCTGTATCTGCACGCGTAACGATTCAACCCGGTCACGTGATGCCGGAGATATATTCTGGTTATTGACAATACCGAACCCCGTATCCGTCAGTATCAGATCCAGCCCCGGGATCGCCTGATAAAACGCATCAAGACAGATATAACGGCACACATCTTCTTTAACGGACAGCGTATCCACATCCGTATCACGCCCCAGCACCGTGCCGAAGAGCTTATGTTCAGCCTGTTCAAACCGATCTTGTATCGCATCAAACACATACACGTTTGCCGAAGCGGCTGCAAAAACGACCTTCTCAAAAGTCTGTTTATCAATTATCATCTTCATCGTTGTTATGGTTTATCCGGTTAGCTGTCGTTGATTTGGCATCGGTATTCTGATCCAGAGTCGTGAGCAGGATCATCGGCACATCCGGATAGACCCTCTCACCCCATCCGTTGTAATGAATCACCACGTTATGCGGCATGTACATCAGATCATGAAAGGCAATCTCAAGCGACTGCTTGAGAGTAAACAGCTCGCGCTTGTCAGATCCGGAGTTATTGGACTGTGACTTGCCCGGAGTGGCCCCCACCAGATTGGGATGAATATTATCACCATAACAGGTAATATTGGACGCCTCTTGAATGTCTTCAGACCAGTCGCCACCCTCTTTAGTCGTATCAATCACATTGATACGCACCATACGGTTCTCCTTGCCGTTAGGATCGATGTAATAACCGGTAATCCAGACCTTGCCGGAATTCTCGATGCCGGACACAAAATTTTTAATATTCTCTTTTTCTTTCTTAATGCGCTCCAGCTGCTTTACAGGCTCGGTTATGTGCTCTTCAGCCAACAGATTGGACCAAAAATCCTTGTGGACTTCAACCTGGTACTTAACCGTCGCATGATTCTTCAGCTTGGCTTTTTTCCCCTTACCGATCAACCGCTTGATGTCAAACCAGTCGCCTCGAAATATAGAAGTATAGTTGGGTAACGGATAGTACCGGCAACCGGGCGTCGGAAAACGGACCAGAATGGCAAACTTGCGGTCTTTGGTGGGTGGAGACTTTTTTCCGTCCTTGCCGGGCGCACGCCCCATCCGGACCTCCAGATCACCCAACGGGTCTTTTTCGTCAAGCAGCGGCAGCACCTCGATCTCATCCTCACGCAAGGCCGACTTCCGGAAGTTGCCATAGAAGACATGATTGATACGTCCCTTGTCATCCGCCTTTTCAAACCGGCAATAACAAGCCTCCTTGTGCCGGAGCCTGACAATCCGGGAACCGTCAACAGACAGTATGATCACCGACACACAGAAAAAATAATACTTCATATCTGTCGCCTGTTCAAGCATGAAGGAAGGTATACTGTTATGCAGCATCCATTTTTTAATTTCCTTATCAACAGTCGGTCTGCCGGTATCATAGTCATTATACTTCTGCCCGGCACCGTAACAGGTAAGCACATTGAACAACTTGTTCTGAGACATCACCTCGTCAACCCCTATCAACCTGATCAGCTCATACGGTAGCCTGTTGTCAGCGCCCCAGTTCACGTATTTATAACCTTTCGCCCCCGGCAACGTCGTCGAGGACACATCTTCGCCATCCTCGTCAAAAACCGCCGAACTGTCCTCGACCGTCTCCATGGATGCCTGCACGCCGGATTTACCCACCTCAAACACGCCTGAAGGGATATAGTCCAGCCGCACCCTGCTGTTTGTCTTATTTTTCATAAATAAACCTCCATACCATTAATTGAAAACAATGTGATATCACGCAACCTGCGCGGCAGTCCGGATTTGGGACATTTGACCAGATGCGTGCCTCCCCGCCAATGGGAACCGATACAGATCACCCCCTTGTACTCAATGATGTCACCTGTGGACAATTTCCAGACACGCAAATCAACCGGCTGTCCGGATTCCAGCAGCCGGATGGCATCAAACCTATGTATTACCTTTATGCCCATATCACTCAAACGTATAATCAAATGTATTATCGAACACACGTCCGGCACGCGGCAACTGCAAGATATTGTGATTACGCTGCGCATACCGATAAGAGAAAGTAAAGAACGGCAAATGATCCGGATCGTTGCTGCGCTTCGATTCCGACTCGGTGATGGTAATCTCCTTGCCCACTGTCGTACCCTCCAGCAGATAAATCTCTTTAGACCGGAACAAATCATCGAGCCACAACGCCATCTCATGTGTCAACATACCCGTATTGGCCTTGAACACCTTGGTCTCATCAATCCGATAATTACGGAACATGCCATTAGTGTAAGCGGTGGACCGGGCGTATTCCGGCTCCAACGCATGAGTTCCGGTACAGTAAACCGTCTCCTGGCACCCGAAAGAATTGGTGAACAACAGAACCGGAGCGACATCGGGCGCATCAGGATCGAGTGAGAAGGTCTGCGTCCGTACTCCGGCATGAATAATATAGCGCACCAGCTCGAAGCCCGGTTTGACCAACAATTCGGGAGAAACTTCTACCGTGACGATCTTGTCCGTATCTGTCACCTGCCGCAAACTCACCTCACGGGTAGACAAACCGTCTTCGTCACGGTAATAGACACAGGTAGCGGTCACAGGACACGCCTCAGTCGTGACCAGATGCACGAACTCCTTACGCCCTATCGCCGTAACCTTCTCTCCCATCAGCGTGGACAGGAAATAACCCGCCATAAAATCCGCAGCCGGCATGGAGGACTCGGCAGCACAGAACTGCACCGTAAAGTTTTTATTCTGCTCGGATGATCCGTCCGTTATCCGATAACTGCACCGTTCTATCAGGTTTGTCACCAAATACGGTTCTATCAAGCCCTGCAAATCATTGATGGTTATCCGGCCGGAAGTATCCGGAATGTAAGTTTCGGACAGAATCTCTTTTTCTCCGACCGTCAATGAGAAAACAGCCTTATTCTGATCCGTAGCGAACACCAGCTCGTTCAGTCCGGAACTGAAGGCGTAGGCCGGGATATCCTTTACTAAAACTATCATATAACCTTTTTTTATTACAAAAATAAGGCAAATACCACGGGCAATAAAAGACAAGGACACTCTGTTTCACAACAGAATGCCCCCTATGTAAAATGTATAAAAAAATATTTCTTATCGACGCATCATCATCCATTTGGGACGATTGTCACTGTCTATATGGATGTGATAGCCTGTATCACGCATCATAGATGCAATATCATTAAAGGACAACTCCACCATATCAGACAAATCATCTTGAATATCTTGTGTGCTTTTCAACAACACACCATCACCATCGGGTTGATCAGCCGGAAGAAACGCCATCAGATATTCAATCAATACATATTCCTCCACACGAGATTGATTGGGAGTAGAATTATTTTTCATGCTTCACCTCCTTTGTAACATAGTCATGCAAAAACGCATCTAATCGGATTAATTGTTCATGATTTATTTCGGATATATCTCCATAATTTTGAGCAAATAAATGAAATTTGACTTCTTTATTACCGTCACTACCTATCTCGACAGTCTTCATTATTGAAAATTCGTCATTCATCGCAAACCTCCTTCCAGCATTTTCGGGTCTGAAGCTTCACAGAAGCGGAACTCTCCACGTACAGGATAAATATGAACTATGAAGACAGTATTATACGGTCTCTTATCAGGATAGACCTCAATACTCATAACATAGTTTCCAGAAACATCCACACAAAACGGTTTGGTTCTTGGAAACTCTTCATCCAACATGGACGCTTTGGCACGAACACTCTCAATAAAGGCATCACGCGACAATTCATCAGGAAGCAAAACATAAGCGAAAGTGGGAATCCACTGGTTCATAGCCATGTCTTTATTGTTAACAGACAGGTAAGTTCTGGGTCTATCAATAAAGAATTTCATCTCAGACCTCCTTTCCAAGCAAGATGTAACGACACAACAAACCAAGCCAGGCAAAGCAATGCCGGAACTGCCGACACAAAACCGGCACATACCAATGCAGAAAAAGCTAAGGAAGTATGAGCCATAAGGCACACCTGACGGTTAGACACTGATTCTTCAAGAACGGAAGAAAATAATTGATTCTCACGGTCCAGCCACATAGTTAGGACTGACGATTTGCTCACGACATTTATGTCGGTAGCAGGAATTGAAACTGTTTGTTTCATACGGTTTGATGTTTGACATTTTAGGCAGAAAAAGAACGGCTGCCATCTCCCGTGTCGTCAAACATCAAACCGTGTCACTCCGTAGAGCAATTAAGTTTTGGGAAAGGCAGCCGTAGACTTTGCACAACAAGTTGCGACTTCTACAATATCCTTTTATATGTACCATTTCCATGAATTCACGAAAATGATTATGTATAGGCATAAAAAAAGCCCATTAAAAACCATGAGCATTAACCGCGCTCTACGTACTTGACGAACAAGTTTGATGTTTGACTCCGCAAATATGAGAATTATATTTGAGAGTGCCAAACTTTATTTAAAATAAATCCTGCTGTTGTGGGATTTTAGTCGATGCTTTATAAAAAGGATAATGTCTATTTTAACATTATCCTTTTTCATTTTATATATTAAATAAATATATTTGCAGCATGAAAAAAGCCCTACATTATATAATATCATATTTTGGAGCTGCTTGTTTTTGCTGCGGTTTATTAGGATGCATATTCAAATGGATATTCAAACTTTTATCCTATACTCCTTCAGCTACCTATATAAAATGTTGCATAATCTTATCCATATTAGTGGGATTAATATTTACAGTTTGTTGCTATCATCCCAAAAAAATCAAATAGATTTTTCATCCGTACTATCTGAATCCGATTTTGTAGATGAAGTTCCCAATTGCTTTATCATATCTACAATAGCTGTTGGAGCTTCTATTTCCATATTATCTAATTTCTTACTCAATTTTTTTATAGTCTTACGTTTTGTTCTATCATTTAAAAATTCATTAACCGTCTTCACCATTTTAGAAAATGTATCTCCGATTGTGGGTGATTTCGCTTCAACATGAAAGTTACCTACATTAATAGAAAATATGCCTCCCTTAATAAACAGTACTATAAGTCCTATAATCGTGATTCCTTCTGGAGATTGAGCAAATACTAATATGTCACCAGGTGATTGTACAGACATCTTCATTTTTATGTCTTGTGATGTAAGTCCCAAACCATTTTTTGAAGAATAATCATTAAATAACTCCATTAAATCACCGACTAAAGTAAAATCATCAGCAGACAATGTATCTTCTTGTCTCACTCTTAGGACAAGATAAGTCATATCTCCTTTAGTATAGAAATCGTTTAAGAAGTTATCTACATATGAAGCATAGGACTTAATTTCTGAAATTATATGTCTTGAATTGAACATCAACTGTAATTCCGCTGGCAAGGAATGACGCATTGATGTTCTTAACCACTTTACATTTCTTCTTTTTGCAAAAGGACAGCCCAATGCCGCATGAAGATTCATCTTTTCTTGATATAGTTCACTCTCTATAACTCCAAAAGTAACTTTATAGGAAGAAGAAGCTGGTACGATAACAATATCACCCACTTTCATTTCACGCGCAAAACGAAGCATCTGTGAAGCAGGATAACTTGTATTGCGAATATTTTCCCTCCTGCCTTTCAACATTTCTTGCAATATTTTTCTAGCAGTTTTTTCTTTTTCAGGGAGATGATTTAAATCATCAACAGTTATTTCATTATATCCGATCGCTATGAAATGTTTATCTACATATTCATCATAATAATCGCCTCCCATTGTTCGAACCAACCAATAGTTTGTTCCATCTTTTATAGGTTCTATGTACTTTATCAATTTTTCAACATCAAAATTCTCCATTCCAGACAAATATGGCGAATCCCTTATCAAAACGCGCCCAAAGGTATTAGTGTAACCTTAACCCGATTTTACGGATTACGTCTTGAAAAGGGATTCATGTCCTATTTTACCAGTATTTATGTCACTAAATTTGAGGGCACTGCAAATATAATAATAATATCTGACAATACAAAAGAATACTTTTATTCCAATAAAAAAGCTCCCACCCCGTGGGAGCCTGACTAATCAAGTTGCCTGTCATGCTGTCAAACAATAACTACACAACTGATAAAAACTCTTGACCGATGTACGATGAATACATATTCTATTTTCAAAACCAAGAATTGAAGATTTAATTATTTTTTAAAATAAATTCATTTGAACAGCATCAATCTTAGGAGGAGTAAAAACACCTATAATCATAAATGGATTTGGAGCTCGAAGCTGATTAGATAACGCTGTTCCAACGTAGAAATATAAGTCTCGTTTTATAAACTCATGATAAAACTTATCTTTTACTTTCTGACAAGCCATTTCTTCATTATGATATGTATCCATCATGTTCCAATAAAGAACACCCACCTCCCAATCTTCTATCATCATATTACGCTCTATATTATCATCTGTCGTAAATCGATAATAGAACCGATAAGGTACCTTACGAACAAGATTAAAATCTATTGGGGTATGTTCTTCAAATAATGAACCTTGAAACGATCTGGCTTTAATTTTCTTCAATTTTCCAGAGTCCCATTCTTTTGCATCACTTTTCCAATAAAAATCCAAAATTTCTTTTGGTTTTACTACCGCTAATGACTTATAATTATCTTCCTGTTTGCTTTCTTTTATAAGTTCAGACATATTATAACACACATGCTTCAGCACAATACTCCTTCTTAAATCATAGTGCTTATTATCTATAACCTCTTGGAGTTCGAAGCCTTTATCAATATCCACAGGAGAATAACTTTCAGGTCTAAAATCTCTACTCCGCCGTTTCAAATCTATACTAATCCATTGATATTTTTTATACTTTTGATATTCATTCAACATTCTAAATGGAACAGGATAAATTCTTATCATTGTTCCATCTTCCCTAAAACCAGCGGTACATACTAGTTCTGTGTGTGTTTCTGATAATGTCGGATATGTTTTTACAGTAATTAAGACTCTGGTTAAAGCCATATGCTACATAATATTTTCGAATGGTAATTTATTATTTAAACTCAAAACAGCCTTAGCGACCCTACTACGATGACATGTTTTAGGTTCTTTTTCAAAACAAGTAAGAGCCACTCTCTTCTGATTTTTAATTGCATCAGTGATAATTTTCAGATAAGAGTAATTTTCTCTTAAAGTAGTTTGTTCATACTCATCAAATAACCGATTGTAATCAGCTTGTGTATGAAGTTCTTGACGTTTTTCTGACTCAATGCCTAATTGTGGTATATGAATGTAAGTAATACCTACCCCTTCACAAGCTTTCTGCAACAGATTCTTTGAAAAGCCAAACTTCATACTAAATGCATTCTTACGAACATCACATAATACATGAACATCCTTTAAAATAAGTTTGTTAATGTACCCTTCCAATGTAAGCCCTTCATAACCGATAGTAAACAGACTTTCTGTTTCTTTTTTTAAATTTTTCTTTTGATTACAAATTTTCTCCCATTCTTGCACAGACAACATACCTTGAGCAATAGTACTGTTAATCGCATAAAATGGATATCTTGTATATGCAAACTTTATTAATTCTTCTTCCGAAGCATCTCCCCACTTATTCTTAATATCAACTAAGACCTGACGGTCAAACATATCAATTTCATCAATTATGGAGAAAGTTCCAATATATTGGTACCCTGAATGTCCTTCTACTACAACTTCTTGCAGATATCCTAAAGTAACAAGAGTAGATAAATCTTGAGCCGCCTGAAAAGAAAAAGATCCATATTTAAATGGCACAAATTCAAAAACTTTAGGAGCCTCCTTTCCACGAGTGGCCAAAAATAATATTTTTTGAATTCTCCTTGACGAAAGATAAAATCCAAAAATTTCAAAAAGAGCAAGTATAAATTTTCGCCTGTAGTACAGCATAATTCATAAAAAAAGATCCCATTATCAGTACATGCCCAAAAGTTTAACAATACAACTTTAATCCGAATCGTTGGATTATGCACTGATAATGAGTTCATTTTAGTGTTTATTGGGCTATTGCAAAGATACGCATTATTCTTTAATATAACACCATTGGACACACAAAAATAGTGAAATTCGACATCATAAAAGCACACAATAAATTAAAAATCAATTAATTAAAACAATAATAATTATATAAAAGTACCGCTGGTTTATTAACATCATATTATCCACTTTTATTTTCCTCTCCGTGGTTGAAGGAACGGAAAAATAAAAAATTCCGCTGTCCCGTCGGCTGCCGTCGTGTGAACTTGTGAGCGCGGCGGCAGCCGACGGCAAATTTTCAAGCCTGCCCCTAAAGACAGGCTCTTTCTTCCCTATCACAATCTCCCCTCATCCCTGTAAGAGTAATATATCCCATTCCCAAAAATCACATGATCCATTAACTCAACCTCCATCAACTTTCCTGCTTTGGACAGCTTTTCCGTTACATCATCATCCTGCCTGCTGGGCTTGACCGCTCCTGACGGATGATTATGCAAAACCACCATCGCCACCGCACAACAAGACAAAGCCTCTTTCAATACCAACCGTACATCCACCACTGTGGAATCAATTCTACCGATTGATATTCTCTTCCTTTTGATTACCTTATGGGAGTGGTTTATAAAAACCACCCAAAATTCCTCCTGTTTCAAATCGGTCATGACAGGATACATATAATTATATATATCCTTGCTGCTCAATATCTTTTCCGGCTCTTTGTTCTTGCATCTCTTGTATAATTCGATAACGGCTTCGGCTACTTCCCTGCGTGCCGGTGTCAGACTTTCCAAAACTTCTTCAAAAGTCATATTTTCCTGCTTGGAAAACTCCTTACGGTTCGTCACCTTATAAATTAACTCACTCTGATTCAACGCCCTGTAATCTCTATCAAATAACGTATTCATACCAATTTATTTTAATAATGTTCTACCTAAAAAATAACCTCCCAACACCTCAGCACCGAAATTTTCAATCTCGCACGCAAAACGGGCATAAGAAAAGCCACGGGTTATAATATCATCGAAAAGAAGCACCTTTTTTCCGTTGAAAAAATCCCGATTAAACTTAATGATATGCACCGATTCAATATTTTTTTCGTTTTGGTTCTCATGAACGGCAAGCCGTTCCCCCTCAATGGTTATCGCCTTGTATGCGTTGGTAGCACCCGTCAAACGGCACACCTCTTCCGCAAATTCCTCATAACGGATAGCATTCGCCACCGCCGTACAGGCAGGAATACAAGCAAATGTTATCGTATCACACAAACTACCGAACTGCGCCCGTATCTGCCTAGCCACCAGTTCCGCCACCTTGCCGCTACGTCTGCCGTCCTTAAAATCCCATATCAATTGCCGTATCTGCCATTCCTTTTCGGTAGCTTCGTACTTTATCGGCAAATAATCGAAAAAAGAGATTATCGGCTTTTGCCACTGTTTCAAATAGTAATCGTTGATTTTCTGTGCCATAATCGTATCATTTAAATTCTTGAACTTGAAGCCCGGAGGGTGTGAGCCTTTAACCTCTTTCTCCCTGCCTGGAGCTTTTTTTTATTCCGTCGCTATCGCTCGGGGTATGTTTCGCCTTTATGCTGCATCAGAAGGTGTTACAGGACACATAAAGACAAGTTTTCAGAAAAACCAACGGCTTGAATACTACCCTTCAGGGTGGAGATTTTTTTCAGAACAGAGCCTGAACTTGGCATGTGGCATGGAACATTTACCTTCGCAGTATAAAGGAGATACATATCACGGGGGAGAGCGACAAACAAGGGCGACAGGCAGGAAAGAGAGAAAGAGACAAACCACATCAAAAGAACTAACGAGTGTTCTTTTACCGCTGCTATCGTGCGTGCGAAAATCCGGTATTCGGCTATAATGAAAGCATAGCCAGCGGATTTTCGCACGCACGATAGGGTGATAGCATATTGGAAAACAACGAATTACCTTTTAAAAAGCCCTGTTTTTACGCTGAAAATTTCAGTTTTCCAGCACTCAAAAAAATGATTGCCTATTTACCAAGCATTTACAGCCTTTTTTACCCGCACTTTGTGCGGAACTAGCGAAGCGTACCCCCCACCGCGCTATCGAAAAAATCATTACCCACCCAAAAAAAACAGCGGAATATGTAACTTATTATTACCAAACGGGCGGTATGCCGCAAACTAGGGGAAAAAAAACCGCACACCATATGATGCACGGTAATGAGATATACACTTCGGTAATCTCTACAATGCGGAAGTAACAAACAGATTGATATGGGTGCGTGGAAATTTCTCACAGCCGATACACAAGGTATCAAACGCATCGGAGCCATCGGTACGCCCTTCAAGCCGGTCCTCCTCCGTTTCCGCCAGCTTTTCACCCCGTTTGTCCTTGCCCCCATTGTACACACCTGCCGTCTGGATGGATATCAGCAGATCTTCATTATTCTGCTCGTTAAAGAAAGGTATAAGATTCGCCTGTCCGGACAACATGCGGTTAATCAAAAGGTACTTTTCGATGTGCTTCATGGGAGGACCGATATGGACCTCTTCGACCTCCCAACCCCGTTTCTTAAATTCATGGGAGATAACCCATTTGAAGTCCTGGTTATTGACTGCATAATTTGACCCCAAAGCCGTGCTGTCGAAGTAAAAGACGACCTTCTTGCGTTTATGATGGCGATAATACTTGCAGAAGTCATCAATCAGTTCGGGCAACTTGCGCTCGTACTTGACGAAAAAGGATTTAAGTACCTTGAGCTTGCGCCCTTCCGGCTGCCCTGCCACCAGCCAGTTGATGTTGGCATTGAAGTCGAAGGCAATGCAGATAGGCAAGCCCGGTTCTACATCGGCATCAGCCAGTGAGGTCGGTTCCTTGAGCTTGTCAAACTTGTACTCCAAACTGTCAAGGTAGGAAAAGTTGGTAGCACTGTACTTGTGACCGGAACGCAACGAAGAATAGAATCCGTCACGGGTGATGCCTATGCGCTTGCACAGGATAGCCGTCATGAAGGTCAACGGAGGCAGGTCACGTTTCATGTCATTAACCCACTTCTCACCCAACACCTGCATGTTCCAGATACTTGAATATTCCTTGTACATGACCGCAACGGAACGCATCCGGCACAGATCACGTGAAAGAGTACGGAGATAAGAACGCAGATAAGCGGGTATCTCCTTACCTGCCGCAACCAGCTTCTTGATTTTATCTTTGGTCTTCCAGATTTCAAAAACGGAGCCCTGTATCACCTCAATCAGCTCGGGATCACACTTCTTCTCATAATCCAGGAACCAAGACCCTTTTTTAGTGACCGGCATATCAGAGGAAATCAACATGCCATGGTGAAAAAAGTGATGCCCGAAGTGCTGCTTGTTACCGCGATTGGCCGGAAGTGTCTCATCCTTCAGCTGTTCGAAGTCAATAAACTTGGCTTCGTCAATATCCAGCGCATCGTAAGAATGCGAGTTGGATGTACCGCTCCGGTCCTGAGAAATGATATAGCCGATTGATCCGTTATACAAGGATAGAATATTTTCCCAGTTATCGGGCTCAAAAATAGGCTCACCCCACCCCCATGACTTCGGCGGCTTGCGACCGACACACCAATGCAGGTCACGCTTAAAGCCCCAGTTCTCCCAATGTATCAGCATGGAGGGCAACGTATTAGTCAAGACACGCTTGCAATTCGCCCCGACAAATCCTGTAATGGAACCGGGCATACGCTGCATATTGCGCAAGTTCCATGCCGCATGAATCAATCCTTTCCCGATACCACGACCACCCACAATCACCGAATCTTTGGCCGCCGTGTACATCACTTCCTGCTGAGGGTCATTAAAGTATTGTTTCATTATTCTTTCGGTTTAGGATTAAAGATATCATCTTCATTGAACTCAACCTCTTCAAAGTCCACATCCTCAATATCGTCAGACCAATATTGTTGAATCTTTGATTTAATTCTATCCCGGACATTAGGAATAGGCTTGATGCCAAGCACGGTCGGATCATCCGTCGGCTCGAAAGGCTGCACTATAATCTTATCATAACCTTTGTCCAAGATGTCTTCTTTATCCAACTGAGTGTATTTGCCATAATAATTGGCGGCAGCCCCCATGGCGCGCGCATCCTTGATACGACGGGCCATTTCGAAGGTCTCATCAATCATCTGGCAGAACTTGTAGCGATGGTAATCCTTGGTTGTCTTTGCCAGGTCACCCAACAGACGCTTGATAATGCGTACATCATCGTATGCGGAAGATTTGCTGATCTTGTAGCGATACTCCAGTTCCTGCACAATCTCCAAATCTTTTTTGCGCGGGAACTGTAACCAGTAATTATACATATCCCGGAGCCGGATCAACCGCTGTTGAATCAGTTCGGGAATGCCGTCAGCCGCCATCTCGTTGACATCGGCGAACAAATATTTCTCACATACTTCTATCGTAGCAGGTACAGGCATAGTTATTACAGATCTTCATCAGCGTCCATATTCAACAGATAACCGTTTGTCAACGACACCGCCAACGGACTGCCCACATTCGCCAGTTCGATCTCCTGTCTACGCAGTTTCAGTGCAGTGGATGCCTTGGCGTGATAATACGCCCTGGAAACAGGCGAATTACGGTCAAGAATATCCAGACGCAGCGTGTCCGCATCCACATCAAGCAGCACTGCCATATCGGATATAGGGGTCAGCAGAGCCGCCAGCTCGCTGATCCGATCAAGTTGTTCCGTTGAATAGACCATCCAGTTGTATAGCGTTAGTATTAATAATATGAGCGTAACGCTCTCTCAGTTGTATAAAAACAGCGGGATCGGTTGTGATGATTCCGCTCTCGGTACGATTGCCCCTTGTCTGATTCTGTGAGGTGCATATCGACACCTGCCACCTCGCATTTTGAATGAGAATCACTTTTGAATGATTTTCAGACAGGTACACTTCATCGAACACATTGGCAATGAAAGTATAAAGATTGACCGTCTTACGGGATGCCTTCAAGTCCGCCAACATGGTAGCCCGGGTAAGCTGGCCGCGCCGCTTCAAGCGATAGATCCGGCGGAGAAACTCTTCGGAAGTGGAAAAGGTGGAGATGTAAATCTCCGCCGGACCAGTCTCGCTCAGAATCATCTCGATGATGTCGAATAGCTGCACGCGGTTATCCAAATACGCTTGCAAGGGTGCTTCGGACAGTGGCCGCAACAGTTGCCTAACCTTTTTCATCGGTTGAGATGGTCACTCCCACCGCCGCCAGTTCCGCTGCCTGTGTCTCATCCACCACATTACCGGTAGCAATCAGGAAGTCATACCGCTGCTGCACCTTCTGCAACAAGGCAGTAAACTTGCCGGCATCCGTATCCTTCAACTCCGCCAGCTTCTTCTTGTTGTCAGACAGATACTTGCGTGCCGCACCCACTTTTTTAGCGATTTCAGCCGGGTCCAGCCCGGAAGCATCTTCCGTCTTCGTCACCGGATCACCAGGCTTATAATCATCGTATGCCTGCAGGTTGGCACGATACTTCTTGTCCGCTTCATCAAGCAGCTTCAGGTATTCGTAACGGTCACAAGCCGGCGCCGACTCCATGCCCTTCAGCTGCTCGAACAACTCTTTGATCTTAAACCATAACGCCCCGTTATCCGTCCACAGACGTTGAATCTCAGGAGGAAGCCGGTCATGATCCATACGCCTGCCTTTGGCGACATTCGCCTCCGGGAACTCATCATCCACATCCAGTACCGGAACACCTCCGTCTATGATCCGTTGTGCGGAAGGTATGACCGTGATATTCATCCGTGCGATATCAGACACGGTTTTTCCATCCAAACGGATTTTCAAGTGCTTGCGCAATTCGTACTCCACCTTATCGGCAAACTTTTCCGGCTTGCGGATCACATTCTGAAACAAAATCTTATTACGGTTCAAGGACAACAACAGAGTGGCACCCGCCACCACATCACGCTCAGAAGGCGGTGTACCCAGATAGTCCTGTATTTTATGAGTCAATTTCTCATCCATATATTAAAATATTAAAAAAGTGGCGGCATAGACCAGCCACACCACCACTCCGATTTATAAGCTTAAAGAATCAAGGTTCATCCAAAGAAGAATCGCTCCATGCGGAACCGTCCGCACCGGAGATATCCCCATCCTCCGTTTCAATTTTACCCGGATAGAAGGGAGCCGGGCACACATCGGTCGCTTCTATCTCAAGCGTGGTACCGGCCTCTCCGGTTACTCCCTCGCCCAATGCCTGGGCGGGCTTGGTCACTGTCTCGAACTCCTCACACCCCATCACACGAAACTTGCCGTTGCGCTGCTGTACAAGATAGACCAGATCATCGGCCATCGCCTGACGGCAGAAACCCGCCGCATCTTCTTCAGTACCCGGATGCTTGATCGTGCATTTGTTCAAAGACGTGGTGCTCGGACGTTCTCCCTGCACCTCGGTAGTCACATTGGATTTGGCGGACAAGGAATTGATCGTAAGCCATTTCTTTTCCGCCGCCATCGTGAAATTACCCTTGTAAGTCGCCAACTCTCCCATGCTTTTCGCCTCTTCGAGTTTGGGCAGTTTGGGCCAAGCTGCAATATTGGATTTCTTTTGAAAGAAAACCTTCGGACGGATGCCCGGAAGCACCGTCTGACCGTCACACCAGTTCAGTGACTGGTAAATATCCGCTGTCGTACAATCTGTTGCCATATCACCTTCTTTTTTTAAATCGGGGTCGTACCATCAATGGATGCCACCAGCAGACGCTCCTTGGACAAACTCTCGAACTCCACACCGAAAAACATCGTCGCGATGAACTGGAGCACAAACGCCTTGAAGCGTGCCACCTCCACGCTCTCCTCCTCACCGGTCTGATTAACACCCACCAGCATGTTACGCTTGACCGTCATGTGGATGAACGGACTGTTCTTCTTATTCGCCAACGGCACAATGTTCACATTGTCAAACCCCTCGACATAGTACTGCTTGTATTCACGGTTGTACGGGATCGCCCCTGTAGTGCTCTTGTAGTCCTCACAATAGTCGAAGAGCACATGTTTCGGGACAAACAGCTTGACCGAAGACTCCTCGGTCAACATATCGTCAGCCGCCATGCAGACCGCCTTGAGCGTATCGACGGCATTTTCTTTGGTAATCGCCTCGATGACCTTGTAGTTGCCCAACTCTTCAGAAAGTTTTTTGCCATCCAGCTCCTTTTTAGTAATGGTGTCAAAGCCATTGAACAGATCCTTGGAAGTCTCACCCGAATCATTACGGACCGCATTCCACAGTACCATATTCAGGTTCTTGCCCAACTGGGCGGTCAGATACGCCAGCACCTTACGGGTGATCTCGGTATTCTTCAACGCCTCGCCCTTGGTAATGTCGGAACCCCACATGGACTGATAAATCTTGTTCGGTGAGAAATTACGCACGACAGAACCGAAGTAGGTATACAGGGTGCGCGGATTGATCACCACCTCACTGTTATCCTCACGGGTTTCGGAGTACGGCCCGAACTGCATGTCACCCGACAGTTCACCCACAGTCTCGGCATAACGGATGCCCGGACGTAAGGTCATGTGCTGCAAAGAACGTGACAGCCCCAATACAGGCATCTGCAACAACTCCTTACGGTACTTGCGAGCACTCTTCTGAAGATCCTCGCTGGTAATATTCACGCTAACTTGTGCCATATCAAATATAGTCTTTAACTTCGTCATACATGGATGCAGCGGACACCGCATCATTTTTTTCGTCTTCTTTCACACTCGTGGTGGTAGTGTCACCATCGGATTTTTGCAGGTTCTTGATCTGCTCGTCACGCTGTCTGACCAGATCCTTCTGTTCGCCGACCTCCGTCTCCAGCGCATCCAGCCGGTCATTGACAGCCTTAACCTGTTCCTCGGTGAGTGTTACCTTGCCATCCGAGTCCTCCACCCCCTCCACATTCAGAAGGGTGTTGATTTTGGTGTAATCTTTTTTCATTTCGGAAACAATAGAAGGGGCGGACTGTTTTTCTTTGGATGAAAACAATCCGTCCAGTTTAGTTAATATTTTGTTTAGTAATTTATGACTATCAGCCGTATCCCGCTCACTCCCGGACGCAACCGGCAAAGGGGACAACCCCAGCATATTGACCTTGCCTTCGTAAGCGGCAAGATTGAGCTTATTCTCATCGCCCTCGATGATCTCGTCCACAAAGCCATACTCCAACGCCTCTTGTGCGGTCAGCCATCTGCCCGCCTTCAGAACATCAAGAATATCATCTACCTTTTTGTTGCACTTGGCCGCATACATGTTTGCCAGTACCAGATCGAACTTGTCGTTCTGCAGCTTGTTCTCCTTCAGCTCATCGATGAGCTGTTGGATCTGGTCAGCGTTATACTGCCCCCAGGCATCCACCCAGTTGCTCACCTTGTGCACCAGGAACAGACAATATCTGGAAATGCACACCTTTTTCGCACCCAGTGCGGCAATAGTAGCCGAACTTGCCACCAGCCCATACAGGTAGGCGGTCACGTCTCCATGATCAACAAACTGCTGACGGATATCCAACCCGTCATCAACCGCACCTCCCAAAGAGGAGATGCGGACATTGACAGGCTTGCCTTTCAAGCCTGCCAGCTGATTGCGGACATACTGCTTGGAGTAGCCCCAACGGCCAATGTAGTCATCTATGTTCAGGTTATAGGTCATATCACATTTTTGATTGCAATATTACACTATACCTTATATATATAAAAATACCTAATCTATGATACGAAGCAAGGGCAGAATGCCTGTATAGGTGGCCACCATGGCACTTCCACACCTGGAAGAGAGGGTATCGGGTATAGTATCTGTGGAGGTAATGAGGGAATACGGGCGGTCACCTGAACCCAGCATAAAATATTCTCCGGACACGGTCCGAAGCCGGAAGCACAGCTTCTTGTTGCCCACCTCGAACCGTTCAGGCAGGAAAACCGCCAGCTTAGATACGAAAACATGCTGTTTGTTCTCGATTTTGTCGCTGACTTCGACCGAAGCCAGTCCGACCATGGGTAACCGGGTAAAGTTTGCGGCCGGTGAAACCAAGGCAAATTGTTTTTTTACAACTGTCATGGTGGCCAGTTCTCGGACTTCACAGTACTCCACGCGGTTGATGTAGTGAATTTCGCTCATAATTGTTCGGTGTTGTTCGCAGTTGTTCGGTGTTGTACAAAAACAGGGGTCTTATCCTCTCTTTTTCTTGTTAAAGAACCTAAAAACATGCCTTTCCGGTTATAGGCATTGCGCATCCGGTAGTATTTCTGCCGGACTGTTTCTATGTAGTCAATGTCAATGCCGTGCATCTCGCACCAGGCCGCAATTGTCTTGTTCAGCCCCACAGAACTGCCGGTCATATCCCCCAGTTCAGACCAGAGATTGCGCCGGAACAGGTCTTCGATGGATTCAACCACCGCCTCTTTGGCCAACGGACCCAGGTAATTGTACACCGACGGGTCTTTCGCCTTGGAATCGGGGATCACAATCGCGACCGTATCATCGGACGGCATTTCGGGCAACTTGTCCGGTGGCAGCTTCTGCAAAAAGCGCCGTATAACCGAGTTCTCATTGCTCTGTGCCGGAAAACGCACCGGATTGCCCAGCGAATGTGTCAACCACTGAGCCAGGTAATGCTCCAGTTTAATATAAAACACGAAATCTTTCATAATCAACTATTTATATATACAAAAATAACAATTTTATCCCACATATAAAAGAGAAGAAAACAAAAAAGCACTTTCCAGCAACCAAACGCCGAAATATTTCTTCTTTGTTTACAAATATATCAAACAACCATATTTCTTATTGTCCATACATCTATAATGTATCTCCCGTTCCGTCTGATTCCGTCAGAAATTTATGAATCTTTGCAACCATGTATTTAGCATACACAAACAATTGAATATCAAACCAATATAACAGACACAAATCCTAAAAGCAAGTTTGAAACCCGGCACAAACTTTGTAACCTTGCATCTTTGCGCCCCAGCCCAACAAAAGGGATGCAAACCCAAAAACTTTGAAACCAAGTTTGAAACCTATTTTGAAACCAACTTGAAACCGTATTAACCTATTATTATTCAATTTATTATCTTTCTTTTCAAACATAGGGTACAAAGTTACAAAGTTTTAGTACAAAATAGGCTAAAGGAATGGAAAAGCCGAAGGGGACGGTTTCCCGACTCCTATAAAATAAGAGAACACGCGGTTATGAAACTTTACAGAGAACCAACAAATAAAAAAGCGTGCACATTCTGAAAAGAACGTACACGCCTCGAAATTACAAGGTTACAATCAACCCTGTCTCTTTTTACGGGGGGAAGGGGGGAACAGTTCAGTGCGCCTAATCTTGGTGTAATCGGCATTCAGCTCATAGCAGCGCCAATGAGCCTCGCTGCGCAGGAACTCACCGACCGTGACCAACATCCATCTCTCTTTGTCCCCGGCATCAGCAAGCTTTAGCCGTTGGCCCGGTCGCATCTCTTCAAGATAGCGATATAACCTGAGCATGTATCGGCATGACTCAGGACACTCCATCAATGCATGAGCATAGGCATCCGAGTGTTGGATCAGGTCAAAACGGATTTCCGCTGTCATCGTCTTCAGTATTGGTGTTAAAATCGATCTCATCAATGGTGCTGCCGACCGACTGCAAGTATATCATATCTTCGCTCTTGCCGTCAATCTTGCGCGTGATGCGGTCAGAACTGTTACGCATGTCGACCGGATTCAGTACCAGTACATATGGACAAAGGGAAGCAAAGCCCTTGAGCGCCTTGGTGAACCGCTGCATGGACCAGAAAGCCTGTGATACTTTGGCGAATTCACGGAAGTCATCGTAAGCCTTGCGCCGGACAATCAACTTATCAAGATTGCCACTGTCCTTAGCAAAATAGGTATTCGCCCACGCCTCGAAATTGTCACCCATGTCGGCCTTGTACTTACGCTTCATGATATTGCCCATCGGCGGCTGGATCTTGATACCGCTGGGTATCACACTCAGATAGAACTGAAGACAGCGGGCGAAGAAATTCAGATCAGCATTCCACTCCGCCTCGGAATAATCAGTCTGTGAGAACAGATTCTTGCCAAAATCATCATGGATAGACCGCGTCTCGAGATAATCATTCTCTTCGGTCTTCTGATGATAATAGTCGCTGAAAACTGTATAAATCAACCGGGCATCGCTACTGGAATCGAAATTCATCGGCACATAGTTCGTACTGAAGGCGAACTTCGGACTGTTCTCGAATTCGATATAGAATGAATGGTTATTCTTCGGGTTAATGGTCATTCCTCCAGTAATGCTGTCATAGAACAGCCCGGTATCCAGATATCTGTTACAGTCATCCACCACCACGAAATCAGTGTGCTGGTTAATCTGCTCGAACACATGCGTATTATCCATCAATTTCGGATTACGTCCACTCAGCACGACCGTACGAAGGAACTGTTTCAACGAAAGCAGAAAGAATGACTTGCCACTGCGCCCGTTGCATTGCCCCTCCTCGCCGATCTTGTTGTCCATCGCATAAACCGCCCAGGCGCGGGAAGGAGACTTGTAGCGGTGCAGGTTGTATCCCACGGCAAACACTTTATTAATAAAGTTCAGCTGTTGCTCGCGAATCTCTTCCGGATCAAGTAACGGACCGCACAAATCGAACTTGTGCGCACTCCGATAAGCCGCCGCTTCATCCTGATCCCGACCATCCCATAGCTCCTCCAGTTCCTTACGCCAGTGAACGCGGCTGGAGTTGATAAGGTAGTCCATATAGTGGCTGTCATGAGGATGAATCTCCACCTCCCAGCCACCATCCGCCCCACAGGTTATCGTGAAAGGGGGCGGAAGCACCTTCACCTTGTGCGAGATGATATTGTTCATCCACACATGCGTATCTATCTTCTCCCTGACCTCCTCAATGCCGGCCCCGGTAATCCGCCAGACCGCATTATCAAAAAACATGGTCTGGCTGTTAAAAGTGTGGGCGGTAAAATTCAAATCAATCTCGTCTAGCATGGACAGACTGGACTCTCCGGTACGAGGAGAATCCAAGATCAGATTGCGTATATCGACAGGCAGGAACCGACGCATGGCGTCACTCTTCAGGAACGACACAATGTCGCCAGCCTTGATCTCGCTGACCTTGAATCTGTCCACATGCACATAGCGGGGCGTATCGCTATTATCATCCTTCAGAATGTAATAGCCGTTCAGTCTGAGAAAATAATGCAGGTATGACGAGTTGATCGTATAGGTCTTGTTGCCGTTGCGCTGCCCGATTTTCTCCTCCCAGTACTGGGCAGGCATAGCCAGTGCCAGCAAGTTGCGGAAATCCTCATTGGACGGGTGCAGTTCGACATAATCACGGAAGTCCTTGCGCGGCTTGCCCCGGCGGTCACGGTACCGTCCCAAGGATTCGGGCAGCCACACGGTATAAATGTGCAAAAATTCCAAAGCCAGTTCCGTACCCTTACGGATGCCTGTACTATCAATATCGGGGATATTATAGAGACGCTTCACGTATTTCATGATCTCTTTAATTTCATCAGACGTGATCTTTTGTGTCTCACTATTGAACCACAAGGGATAATACCCCAACGCCCGGACACACAGCGCATCACGCTCACCAGAGCAGATGAACGCCTCTTCGAGCTTCTGCGATATGTAAGGCTTGCCCTCATTGGCCGGATCATCAAAAAACTGCGTCTCTTGTGAGGCGTTCCATTTCGCCCAAGCGGCCTTCAGCTCGTACAGCCCATTGGTATAATACCGGGGTTTGACGCCATCAGGCGTATAGCTGAAACGCCATTGCTTGTCCGGATTCAACGGCTCATAAATCTTGTAGAAAGATTTTTCGCTCTCCGGCTTGCCGTCCGCTCCGGGAATGACACACTGACGCATCAGAATCGGGTAAGTCGGTGTGGTGTATTTGGTGGTCACCTCACGGTTCTTGACGTAGCTGATTGACTTGGCCACATGCCAATGCAACGCATCGCAATGCTCCTGTTTCACACGAGGGCCCAGTATGGCAAGCTGCTCAGGAGTAAACGCTTCTTCAAGCTCGAAGAACCGGGAACCTTCAGCTTCATCAGCCGAAGCCGGTCTCTTGCGGATATCAGGCTTGTTGACGGAATGCTTCAGTTCGTCGGAGACATTATAACGCGCAGCCAATAAAGCAACCGCCTCGCCAAAGCCGACCCGTTCTTCCTTCATGCAGATGTCTACCGGACTGATTGCCGTGCCCTGATCGCCAAAATCGGTCACCTTGTAACAATCACCGTATTTGCGGATGCATGCGGACGCATCATCCTCGTCCGGACGAATCTTAAATTTCTTACGGTTGTCAACACATCCCTCGGCCTGTGGATAATAATACAGAATGATATCCAGACCGTCATGGGAAGCGGCATATATATCTGAAGCTTTTATCATAAAATCTTATATTAGCGGTACAAAATTACAGAGTTACATTTTTTTAGGAAAGACCGCCCCCTCCCTCTGCCTTAAGAGGAATGTCATAGTCTCTCTTTCGAATGTTATGTGTGCCTGCATAGCAGCGTCCATATCCGTCCCAGAACACGCGCCTGTCTATCGGAATCCGGCACATCACTCCATTCACCAGTTTGCGTTTGAGCACGCGAATGGTACCTGTCACCTTGCGGACCTCGCCGGAATGGTCAGTGAGAAAGAACCGGGAGAAGGACACCCCCTCTGGTTGTGCCTGCTCCCATTCCCGGATAGTATATAGTCTGTATTGATTCACCATCAGAACTTTGTTTTTAGCGATTCAATAAAACAACCCATCACACGCATGTGTACACCTTTGTGCTCTTTCAGATTTTCAGGGCTGCCGGTTATTGTGATCTTTATCTCTTCACCAGCCCAATCTATATGCAGCGAGGCAACCAATGTCTGTATGCCGTCTTCTACAGTAACCGTAACCGTTTCTTTGACCGGAAGAAGTTCTTCAGCCGGCACCCATCTGCTCTCCCGTTCTCCGGGCCTGCGCACTTCATAACGGATGTGCTTTTTACCATTCATCACAAAAAATGTGCTGTCGGCTATGGTAGCAATGGTGTTATCGTTCAGTCTCACCTTTTGTCCTTTTTTCATAAGTTCTCCTTTCTAATCTATTTGGTTATGAATTAAAAAGCTCATCCATATCTTGATAATCTATGCAGCTTATAGGGATACATAAATCAGGGTCATCTAATTTGATGTCAGGTCCCCAACATTCTAGTTGTTTTGCGCAATCAATACAGAAATATTCTTCATTTTCCATTTTATTCCTTTCTTTCTTTATTGTTTCGAATCAAACTAAGCCAGCCCACTCATTAATCGTAGCATTCAAAGCCTCCATAACAAGCATTTTGTCACTTTCGTCATACTCCATCAGCACCTCCACCGTCCGGTCACCATTACAATCATCGAATTCTTTTCCCGTCTGAATATTGACAGGAAGATCGTTCTCGTGGACTGCTTCAAACCATGCCTCGAGCAATCCTTTGTTCATTTCCACTTTATCACTTTTCATAATCTTTATTTCATTTGATTTTGATGCCAGTAGGCAATCAACTCGCCCACGTTACGCACCTTTATTTTTGCTTTAATATTTTCTCTATGCCGATTAACGGTACAAGGTGATATGTGCAATTCTGCTGCGATATCGTCCGTCTGGTAGTTGGATGCTATTAACCGAAACACTTCCATCTCACGTTCTGTCAATGAAGTATTCAATTCAGGACGGCATATTACCCCCTCATGCTCACACTCGCCCCGAAGAGGGCATTTAACCTCTTCGAAAACAAATAGGCCATCTCTGTTTATATCTAAATTATGCTGATCATATTCGCCGAAGTTACAGCGTATGAACCGATGAACAACCCGGAATTCATAATACCAACGATTCATAGTACTGCTTGAATAAATCTGCATCAACCGGGTATGTGCTTTAGGGTATCGATCTCGAATAACTGATAACATGCACTCTATCGTCGGACGATTGTTCTCACCCAAAACCACAGCCGGTCGCCCTAGCTCCTTCATCATAACATCCCCTTCGGGCGTGTTGTAAAACTCTATGTCGGCTATCTCATTCATCTTTAGATGGGAACAATTCTTCAACACTCATACCGAGATATTCGGCTATGATTTTTTGCTTAATAGGAGCAGGAGGATTCAACCCGTTTATCCACCTGTACACCGATGCCGGAGTAGAGCACGTGATTTCTGCTAACTTTTTAATAGTATCCATCTGCTGATTCGGCAAGCTCTTCATATAGTCTGTAAATACCATAATTGATAAATTATTAAAGTTTTATATTCGTTTAATACCTCTTTTTACTAACTTAGCTACGTGAATTTATTAACATAATGCAAATATGACAACTATATTTATCATACACAAATAAGATGATATCTATATTTATCATGTTAACTTTTATTATATATGATGATAAAGCAACGCTTACTTGACATCTGTGAAGCTTTAAACATATCAGCTAATCAATTTAGCATTGATATAGGTATGAGCAGATCATACATAGCTAATTTAAAAAAGGACATAACAACAGAAGTACTGCTAAATATACATGTCAAATACCCTTCAGTTAATATCATGAGGATTATTACTGGAGAAGGAGATATCTTGCTCTGCAAACAAAATTTGCAGATTGACAATTCTTTTTTTTTAGAAAAATATAATCAGCTTGAAATCGAAAACAAGAAATTGCTTTTGGAAGTGGGAGAACTAAAAGGTGAACTCAAAACAATTAAAAAACATGCCCAAGTGGAAGACAATGCAATATGTGCCGATGCAAGCGGATCAGATTTGGAGAAATAGAATATATAATAACTAAATACTAATATGTCATGGGAATCAGTAATCAAACAATTGGGAGCATCCCAATAGAAGCTGAGAAAAAATTTAATATGAATGAAGAGTTAATACGGATTGGATTTGAGCTTGTAAATAAAGAGCGTGAATGTTTAGCCGTAAAATCTGGTTGTGAAATATATTACGCTGTTTATGACGGTGTACACTTTGACGAAGAAGGACACCCTACAGGAATGGTCATTGAAAAAGATGGAAAAGATGTCCATAGAGGAGAAGTGCCTAAAAGCCAACAAGAACTTCATTCTATATTAAAAGCTTATGGCATAGAGTAACCTTGATTCACTCAGACAAATCTCGGACATATACATATAAAATCAATCAAATTAAGAGATGTATGCCGTTGAATTTCAATTCATCTTATTTTATGGAAAATCAAATAAGGTCAGGCCTCCGCAACTTCAATCAAAGAGAAGCAGAATTGCTTCTCTTTTTTATTTCCCCAGTATTTTTTTATTTCTTATCTTTGACCTTCATTAAATTATCAAGATACATAGAACCAT